CTATTTTTCATACACCGATACATACTTACTTGCTGCTGTAATATATACTCCTGAAATGAGTTTATACATACTGCCGCCACCCACTTTAATAGGTCCTTCTGCGATTGTAAAGACTTCATTCTTTGCCACTCTTCCATAAACAGCACTACTATCCCAGCTTGGTGTTTTTCTGACTGCCAAATTATCCACCAGTACTTTCACATACTTTTTCTTCTCCGGCAGTTGTACCGGTGCAACTGGCTTCGATTCAGCTGCTACATAATCAGATAAAGCGTATGCGATTGCTCTGCATACCTCTTCAAACTTCTGTTCATACAGTGCTGCATCCGGATTGTTCACAAAGCAAACCTCAATAAGCATTGCCTTTGCCTTTGTTTTGCGGATAACATATAATCCGCTTCCGGCTTTTACTCCACGGTTAGTAAATCCAAGTGCTGCAATGTGTTCACATACCTCTACAGCATCCGGATACTGTCTGCCCTCGTATGTATACGCCTCTACTCCATGTCCTGCTCTTGCAGCATCATTGTTAAGATGAATACTAATAAAATAATCCAAATCAGTTGCATTTGCCATTGCTACTACTTTCTGTAAATATGCTGCCTGTGTTGGTGCGGAATCTACTGTGCATGGTACCACCTGCACCCCCGCTGTTGTAAGAAGCTCTGTCAATCTGTTACAGACTCTTCTTGTTTCTGCGCTCTCTGAAATAACTCCAATTGTTCCACTTCCTGCTCCGGAAAGTGTATGTCCTGCATTTAATCCAATCTTCATCTTACTACTCCTCCTCTTTTTATTCAGCTTTAATCCAATCTTCAGCAAGCATATCTGCTTGTGATGCAAGCCACCCCATCTGAACGCCAGATGTTCCAACAAATGCAATAGCCTTGTTTCCAATTGCTTCATGCTCGCAATTCACGAGTTCTCCATCCGCTGACACATATGAAATGCCAGCTGCAAGCTGGATGTACTGTTTCTTCCCATTCCAACCCTTGCGAGCAACCTTTTTTCCTTTTTTCAAAAGTTCTAATGCTTCTCCAAAATTCATCTTATTCTTCCTCCTTCTCTTCTGTCTTTGCGGCATCTTCCACCTGTGATTTCAGATTTTTCAACAGTGGTAATAAAAACGGTGGAACCGGTGCACCTATATCCTTGATATTCTCCAGAATACTGATGATTTCATTGCATATGATCCATATGGCTACCACGCACGCTATGAGGAATGTTATTGGCATTGTGATTCCGATTGTGGTGGCAGCATATTTCAGTAACTGGTCAACAATTGCTCCAACCACCACCAGAAGCCACATGGAAATCTTCTTTGCAATTCCACGAAATCCTCTGTATGAATCTACCGGCTGATTACGGTACTTGGATGCGAAGATACCTGTCGCATAGTCAATAATGTTGCATGCCACCAATAACAATACCGGTACATACAAGATACCGAGCAGGGATGATAAGAACCCCGTTACTGCTGTTATGATTGCTTTGATTGTGTTGTTATTCATTTTCTTTTCCTCCTTCTTTGTTCATTGCTTCTTTCAGTTTTTCAATTTCTTCCTGTTGTATCTGCACCATCTTAATAAGGTATGGAACCAGTTTTGAATAATCAATTGCAAGTACCTTATTCTTAATTCCTTTACTTGCATTGAACTCTTCTTCTGAATATCCATCAGGGATTTGAACGCATGATGGGATTATATTAAGAACATCTTCAGCAATTAAACCTCTCTGGTCTTTATCTCCACCAAACTCTTTGATGTAATCAAAACTTACTGGTGTCAGCTGAAGTATTTTCTTTGCTTCCTCTTTTGATAAATCTGCAACATTCTTTTTTACTAACTTTGAAGACGGATTTGTAAAGGAAGCACCATACACTGTAGCATAGCCAGAGCTATTCCAATCTGCCGCCATGTAAATAGGATTACCAATTATAGCTGTTCCTCCTGCGCCTGCACCAAATGAACCGTTAGCTTTCAAACATGCTGTCTGATTTCCATTTGAAGTGTTTTTAAAATAATGGTTACCATCACTTGAGGAGTACTGAAATCCGCCGCCAGGACCATAGTCTACAATCCTACTGGTGAAGTCTGCATTACTGTTGTTATAATGAAAGTCTATATATGGAACAACGGCGGTAATTTCTAATGCTCCCGCATCCAAAGCCTGCCCTGCATGGCTATGACTAGCCGGCGGATAACTACTTGGTTTTCCAGTTACTTTACTCCACGCTACTGCATTTGCACTTCCGGCACTGGTTGCATACTTGACACTCTGCGAACCTATATTTGATGTTGTGATTGCAGTAGATGCATCCTGTTTCTTATTTACATCCGTCTTTAATTTACTGATCTGATTTGCCATGGTCCCAGAAATAGAAGCATTCTTTTCTCTTGCATCTAGTGCATATCCATCCTGGTTAACTGCTGTACTCTGTGTTATTTTGTCAATATTCAGTTTTTCATCATCCAGTGCTTTTATTCCATCATCCATATGACCGAGATTTTCAGCCGATATCAAGGTTGATTTATCTGGGTAATTTTTCCAATTTACTTTCTCATATGACATTCCTATTCTCCTTTCGGATAGCCTATCGAATCTATTACATTCTGAAGACTATTAAATAATTCTAGTGTTTTTTCATAATAAAACTTTGCTGAGTTTTTATCTCCGGTAGCGTAATTTTTTGCTTCCGTTGCACTACTCGCTGCTCCTGTTGCACTGCCGGCTGCTCCTGTTGCACTGCTTGCCGCTTCCGTTGCACTGCCGGCTGCTTCTGCGGCACTGCTTGCCGCCCCTGCGGCACTGTTCGCTGCTCCTGTTGCACTGCCGGCTGCTTCTGCGGCACTGCTTGCCGCCCCTGCGGCACTGTTCGCTGCTCCTGTTGCACTGCCGGCTGCTTCTGTTGCACTACTCTTCGCTCTATCTGCATATCCACTAGCTTCTGTTACTGACTGGTTTATTAAAGTTATTGCATCATCTGCCTGCTGCCTCAGTGTTTCCTGCATACCTGATATCTCATTCTGATACTCCTCAAGAGCTGTTGCTTTCTCGGTAAATCCGCTTTCCATAGCAGATATATTCCTCTCTGCGTTCTCCGAAAGTGTCTTGTACTGTTCTGCCTGGTTGCAATAGTCTTCTGCCTGAGCAACCTGCTGCACCAATGATTTGTATTCATTTTGAGATTCAATGATATTCGGGTCCAGAATCTTGTTATATACATAGATTACAAACTCCGGCGAAGTAATAACTGCCCCATCCTGCATAGACAGCTCTATCTGTCCAATACATTCGCCCAACACATTAATGGTCTGTGTCGTGACTTCGTACTGTATCTCAGAGCCATCTATTACACAATCGTTGTAGCAAACTTTACCATCTGGCTTCACGATGCTTACTGCCGCCACTAATACATCCGACAAGTCGTATATCTTTCCGCTCTGCATAAGTGTAAAATGCAGGCTTCTTGTCTTTGTATCTCCCTGTCTTACAGAAATCCGGGGGCGTGTCCGTTCATGATCCAGGTCAAGTCGCATATTATTTACGATATTATTCCTCATAGATAACCTCCTTCGCCCTCATTATATAAAAAAGAAATAGGGGATTTCTCCCCTATTTCGTCTTCTTTTTTGACCATTCTTCGATTTTTTTATTTGCTTCTGCATTCGTATATCCAAGGTGCATATAGATTGAGATAAGCAGGTTCTTCATATCAGCATATTTACCTTTTTCCTTTGCCTTAAGGTATTTCTTTTTATATTCTCTTGTTACAACTCCACTGATATCTTTATTTTCTTTCCCGCCTTTACTTTTTGCTTCACTTATGTAGTCAAAGATAGCCTCTCTGTCTGCTCCCTTGTTTATAGAATTGTCAATTGCATCATATAGCCTCTGATATGTTTCACCGTAGTTCCATTCTTCCAGGGTGCACCATATCTCCTCATCACTCTGTCCAGCTTTCTCTCTAAGGAACTTCTTGGCTTCTTTCTCTGATATATCTCCAGCAAGATAACCATCCTTCATCTCTTTTTTCACCTTGGATGTAATCTCCTTTTTCTCCAGTCCCTTTTCTTTCAGTTCTCCTTCTATCTCTTTATATGCTGCATTATCTTCGGAAAGGTATGCATCCAGCATTCTCTCATACTGTCTGCTATTCTTTCTCTTGATTCCTCCCAGATATTTTCCAGTTGTAGTATTATAGATTGCTTTGAAATCTCTTTCCACATTGTAAATTGGAATACCCGTTACAGAAGAAATTCCGCTCATTAAAGACTCAGCCGCTTCTAACCAGGTATGATTTTCTCTGTAGTCTGCATCTGTCGCATATTTCTGCACATTCCTTACTCCGGCAAACAGTTTTGACAGCCCCTGCATATCCAGTCTGTTTACATCATATCCCTGTGCTATAGAAAGAATATCTTTCATGTATGGAATTAACTGAACTGGATTCAGGTTGTCTACTACATTGTCTTTGTAATCATCAAGCCATCTCTCCCAGTATGTAGTATCATCATCCTTCTTGTCCCTGAATGCATCCATAAAGGACTGTGCTGCTGCATTCACAACATTTGTAATAATATATGCTTTCAATGTCTGTTTAAAGAATCTTTTACTTCCGGCATTCCATTTACCCGGCATCTCATACCAATCCCTCAATGCATTTGCCAGCATATTGTAAGACTTCGTAGGCTCTGCCATGAACGACGTTGCCATTTTATGTAAGCCATTGTTGCTTCGCATAATCTGTGACCGGTGCAATACAGAGTCTACTACCTGTGTCTGGTCGATTAGTTCATCGTATCTGTCTACACATAAATCTGTAAACTCTTTGGAATTTACGTCTATATCCGGATGCAGTGCCTTTGTCTCCTGTTTTACTGCATTCCACAGTACACCCCATGTAATATCATCTGCCTGTTGAGCAAGAATCATGGATTTTTCCTGCAATCCCTCTTTAAAGGTATGCTGGTCCGTAATAACCTCTTTCATAGACTGACCAATTGATGTTTCAAAATATCCCCAGGACTTCCACTTTGCAATAGGTGCTTTTTCCTGTACCTCATGCACTGCAGGTTTCATGGTCAATGCTTTTAAAAGATACTTGGAATCCATCACTGCCATTGCACGGAAATAAGCTGTTGGCTGCTGTATTGCTACCCTGATATTTGCTGCTACAGATGCAGCCTTCATATTTCCAACCAATTCATCCACAAACTTGACCTGGACATCCCCTGTTCCTTCTGCATTAATATCCTGCACCAGTTTTTTAAAGTATTCCTGGTATTCTTTTCCATAAGCCCTTTCTATCTGTGCCTTAACGGATGTCTTGGAATTCAGAATATCCAGCATTTCATCCTCTGACATATGTTCATCCAGTCCTGCTTTTTGTCTGTAATTAAACCACTTCATAGCATCTGACAGTGCCGCTGTATAGCTTCCGTAACTTGCCATATCTGTTACATGCTTCGTAAATACATCAAAGATATCATCCACCACGATAGCATTTCTCGCATTTTTCATAGTCTTCTTAGTGAATCCCTGATTTTTTACTCCCCAGTATGAAGTCTGATCCTTTGTATCTACAGTATTTCCGGATGTCTTAATAGGATAATAATGCTGTCCACCGAATCTTCTGTATCCATACATCTGCATTGTGGTAGCATTACCCCATGCGGAGCATCTATTCTGCATAAACTGCTGCATAGAATCCGCCACTTTCTTCTGCTCCGGAGTAAGCTCCTCGCATATCTTTCCAACTTCGTATTCGGTAAGCCGGATTCCCTCGGAATTCCGATATACCTTTGTTCCAGCTTTGGTTGTTGTTATCAATCCACCATACTTGATATGTTCTTTCGCCTGCTCTCTGTTTTTAAGTTCATACAGCCCCATCATCTGTGCTGTTGTCATCCGCAACTTTTTATTGCCAAAATCAAACTCATGAACTTCCGCATCCCTTCCGGTCCACTTCTTCATTTCAGACTTTAACTGTTTTTCGGTAAGTCCGCATTCCTCGGCAATCTTTCCAAACTGAGACTGCATATAATCCTGTGCTTCCGCAATCTTTTCCGTTCTGGTATTCAGTCCCTTACGCAATCCTTTATAGATGCTAAGTGCAGAATCTCCCAGTCTGTAGAAGTATGATCTTGGGTCCAGCATATTGGCATCCAGCATATTTTCTGCTTTGTTAATTGCCTTTCCCCTTAAAGTATCATTATTCCATACTTTCTTATCCTTCTTGGTTTTCAGTTCTTCAATTGTGTTGTCTCCAAGTTCTTCCACGTTCTGTGCACGTTCATTTACATATAACTGATTTACACTGGTGATGGCTCTCTTTAATCCGGATACCAGTCTGTCCAGATATCTCAAGCCATTCATATCCATGTCCGAAATTCGTACACCCTCATTATTGTTCAGGAAATCTGAAATATCATCCAACAGTGAGCTTGTCTTCCTGTCTCCGGAATTGCCATCCATAAGAGCATTATAAATATCCTCATAATCTCCAGCAATGGCTTCTCTCTCGCTTGATAACTTAAGCTGCATCTGACTTAAAGCATTGTACCATTTCAGTGAATTAACACTATTTGGATTCGTCCGATCTGTCGTGAAGTCTATCGCATCAATGAAATCTGCAACCGTTTTCTTTAATGCATCCGGCACATGATTCTTATCTGTATTCTGATTAAATGCAGTTACAATTCCCTGTGCATTTTTTCTAATACGTTCCCGGTATCTTCTCCGCTCCTCAATATTTCTCTTCGCCGTACGGTTCTCTGACTGTGCCGCTTTCAGCTTCATATACTTATCGTTGCTCTGCTGTTTCACCTTTGCCAGCTTTGCTTCGTATGACTTTATTTTCTTTCTGATTTCCGTTTCTGCCTTTGCATCACGATAGGCCATAGCCGAGCTGAGTTCTCTTCTCTGTTCATCCAAAGCCCTTTCATACTTCTGTTTCAGGCTGTCTCGTCTGGTCTTTTCCTGCTCTTTCAGTTTTTCGAATCTTTCACGGTATTCTGCATTCAGATTCTTTCTGTATTCCTGCTGCTTTGCAATCAGCTTCTGGGTTTCCGCCAGCACCTTTTTATTTGCTGCATCCGTGCTCTGCTCTACAAAGAATCTCCGGTAAATGTCTAATGCAAGGTCATATGCTGCCTGCTGCTTATTCATTCCAAAGATATTATGCCTTGCCGGTTTCATCTCATTCATAGCATCAATCAATGCTATTGGCTGATCATTTACTGCAGTATCCATATCCAATATGTAATTAGAGCTCTGGCACAGCTCATCCCACAAGGAATCCAGGTATACTCCATCTTCGGAAAACGTAATGTTTCCGAAATTCATCTTCCGGAATTTATCATAGCTGTCATAATAATGTGCTACTTCTTTCTTCTGGGCTTCATTCAATCTGATTTTCTGCCCTTTCAATGTTTTACGGAAAGAGTTATACACATCTGCTTCCACACTATCCACATCTGTACTTTCTTCGATAACCGGCATAGCAATTTCCTGTACGATTCTTACCATATCCTCATACGAAACATTCTTTGTATCTTTTAAATACGCAAATACCTTAGTCAGATTATCAGCCAGTTCTTTGGCATTATAGGTACTCTTGTATTCCTGCTTTACCTCGGATGCTATCTTACGCATTGTCTTATCGTCAATGCTCACATTTTCAAGTGCTTTAAAGCCATCCTCAATAATAGAACCCATTTCCTTTTCTGTATCGGAATACTCCTCTTCCAGAATTGCCATGAGGTCTTCATCAATGTCCACTGAATGTCTGATGTCCGGGTCTGCTGTTGGCTTTTTATTATCTACGTTTTTAATTTGGTTCTGACTAAACGTGACATAGCTTATTCCCCTTTGCACTATCTTTCCATCTTCTCCCGGAAATCCACCTTCATCCACAATAATGCCGTCATATTCATCCAGCAAATCATTATCCTCAAGGAACTCATATATATTATCTGCTTCTTCCCACGATGGGAGTCCACTATTTGTAGTATCCTTATATTCTTCATATGGATTGATTCCTAATGCATATCCTCCTTTTACATAATCATTAATAAATATTTCCTTCGTTTCCGGATTTCTTATATCAAAAGGTTTCGTGATATTTAAATATACTTCATATGTTTTTTTATTTGTAACTGTCTTTCCCGCTTTTCTTGAACTCGCACTTGGCTCCTGGTAAAAATCTGCATACCATCTATTTGGAGTAAAAAACTGTATATCGTTTTTAAAAACCGTAAAATCTCCATTTGGTGTACCATGATACATAGGAAGAAGATTTCCATTGTCATCCCTTACAGTCGAATTTTCAAAATATTTTTTCTGCTCTTCTGATAATTTTCTTCCTTCGGAATCTACATCAAGTGAAAAAGTTGTTGCATTTTTCTGATTCTGTGATATACTATTTTTAGAAGCAGTTTCATTATCGTTGTAAAACCCTCGGGAGTTTGATCGTGAAACTGCTTCTTTTAATGTTACATCATATACATAATGTTCATTTCCAGTATCTTTTACATTTATTAGCACATCGAAGTAGTCTCCCTCAAATTCAATTGTTTTGATATAATAATCCCATGTTTTTGCATTTCTATGGAATCTGTTTGTTTTCCCTAGCTCTGTTTTACTTCCTGTATAAATACTATTTTCTGCAAGCTCAATATACTCTCCTTCTGCGCCTATGCTGATTTTAGCTCTTAATCCTTTCCTGCTAGATTTTTTATCTCCATATATCCCCTTTCTAATTCCGCTTTCATCATAAAGTGCATAATATACATGTCCATTTTTTACAAACTTTGCTGTACGACCTGCATATTGTTCTCTCATGATATTCAGCATTCTTTTTTTACGTTCTTTAAAAGTCAGTTTTTTCGTTTCATTACTTAGCGCATATCTTTCTATTCCATCTGGTCCAATTGTTATTGAGTATCTGATTCCACTCTCAGTTGTCTTCATCCGCTGTATACCATCTATCACAAGTGAATCCGATACGTCGTATTCCCAACTTTTTTCAAGCGGAAGTCTAAAGTGCAATTCATCCCCAAAATCATCATCCAGCACAAGCTTCTCGACCGGTATAGTAAATTCCAATATTTCCTTTCCATACCCTACAATCTGACCATCTTTCTTCGTTGAAAAGAAGATGCCGTCTTCCTTTGCAACCATTATCTTTTCTTCTCTAATTTTCTTTGCCGCTTTTTCGCTTGTTGCATGATACAATCTTACATTTCCATACTCATCTACTTCCCCGCCTGCTCTTTTTATTTCCTCTATCATATCGAGAGCATTTAGCAATTCATCTCCGCTTAATCTCTCTTCAATGTTTAAAGAATATGTTTTAAAAGGATTCTTCTTGTCATCTTTAGAAACCGTTTTTTTCGAGCTAATGTCTATTGTCTCTGTTTCTCCCTTCTCTGCCGTTACATTTTCCCGCTTATAATTTTCCTGCGCCTTTGTCAATTCACCCAAAAACATATCTCTTATCCTTTGTGCTTCTTCCGCATCCGCTCTCAGTGCTTTCTTTGCTGTGCTAGATAATACATGATCATTCAGGTATGATGTGATTTTGTCGTAAACTCCCTTGAAGAAGTCAGCAATCGTCTTGAGAATGCTCTTATGCTGGCTCTCTGTCATGTTCTCTGACATATACTTGGAAAATGCTTCTACTCCCTTTTGGTCAGCAAACAGTCCTGCTACATAGTCAAACACATACTCATTTGCAGAATCTTCATAGGTCTTTCCTTTTTCTACTGTCTTATATGCCTTATGGTACTGTTCAATAGCATTTGTAAGGTAAGCAGCTCCTTCTTTCGTTGTAACATAATTCAATACCGTATCTACTACTTTCTGCATACCTTCATGATTATATGCCTCGGAGAATTCACCCAATTCATGCACAAGTGTTGTGTATTCATTAGTAGTATTTCCCTTTCCTGTGGTCTTTGCTAACGCTATTCTTGACAATGCTTTCTGGAAGTTACCATTTTCTCCATGCTCCAGTTCATCATTCAATTCAATGTCAAGCCCGGTTTTCTTTGCTACCATTTCCACAACCGATTTCATGCGATTGTCAGATTTATCCAGTCTGTTATCGATTACGGATCCAGTTCCCATCTTCACGGCCTGCTGCACATTGGAATTCTGTGATAACGGACTTCTGCTGTTTTCTCCGAGATAATACATTTCCAGCAAGGTTGATGGTGACATTTCACTTACAATTCTTGCATTTACCGGATTATTCATAATACTCTCATATGAAGTTTTTCCAAGTTTTCCAGCATTGTAAAATACTGCGGTTGATTCCAGGTAAGTAGGCATACTTTCCCCGTTGTAATTCTCAATGACTGCATTGGCCGCTTTTGTATCATCAAATGTTGCCGCAAAATTATACAGATTTCGCATGGTTGGATTACCTATCTCCACTGTCTTATAATCTACAACTCTTCCATCTGACAGTTTTACCATGGTTTTCTCCGGTGTGCTCTCTGCAATCTCTACAACGATATCCTGTTTTCCTGTATTTCTATTTACTGCTGCAGTTACCCCTGTCTGATTTCTGCTATACGGTTGCACCGGTGCAACTTTCTCATTTTCTATCACTATTCCTTCCGCATTTTTTACTCTGCCTGTCATGTTGCCCGTGGTGTTCTCAATTGCATTATCTTCCCTTGCAGCACTGGTATCTGCAGTATTATTCATCAGCTCCTGCGCCTGCTGCTGTGCCTGTTCCTGTTCAGCTCCTTTTCTGACAAATCCCTCTGTTATAACCTTGTCCAGATTTACGTCTTCACTTTTTGCCATGGACTCTATAATCTGGCTCATTTGCGAATCAGTAATATTATCTGCTTTTACTGTATCCGCAATCTGCTTTGCAGTAGAATTCTCCGGCATCTGCTCTGCTGTTTCCAGGATAGTGTCTCTCATTGTATTATCCTGGTTAATTGTCTTTCCCATTTTATGATACTGCACGGAATTTACGGTATTTGCTACTCCACCAAATACTGCACCAGAAATAGCACCGGCTACGAAGTCCTGTCCTACCTGATTCCAGAACTGTTTATTTGCCGCTGTTTTTGCTTCGTCTTCCGACATTCCATTTTTCATATACTCTTTTATATTCGTGTTATATTCAGATAATCCGCCGTTGATCATGCGGTCTGCTGCTTCATCTGCAAAATCAGTAAATACTTCTTCGCTTCCCTCGATTCCAGACTGTACCGCCCAATCCAATATTTTTTTCTTAACTGTTGTTTTAGTTGGATTCTCCACCATGCCATATAAATGGTCTAAACTCAGTTTTTCAAAAGCAGCCTCTGCTAATGCATTAGCGATTCCGGTGGTAGCCGCTTTATTGGTGTCTGCCCCGCGTTCTGATGCATCTACATATGCCTGAGAGCCGGCACTTGCCGCCATAATTCCAAGGGATACCGGTCCGCTTCCTGTTGCCATAGCTGCCGCCGTGTCTACTATACTCATTCCTACATCATATAAAAATCTTCCCGTAGTAGTATCGATATCGTTTGATACCGCTTCTCTTTTCCGGTTTCTTGATTGTGTGAATCGTGCTGAATACGGATCATACGGTGTATAGTCTTCCTCTTCTCCGAAATAATTCTTTGCCGAATGTCCTAACTGGTCTGCAAAATCTACTCCCAAAAGCAACGAATCCCCTACAGACGTAGCAGACTCCTTTAAATTAACAAGGAATCCTTTTAATCCTTCCTGTTTCGTTTCCTCTTCCAATTCCTTTCTCTTCTTTGTGTCAATCTGGCGATTGTGGATCCAGGAATAATATTCTTCCATATCGTCTGCATTGATTCCCTGGCTTTCCAGATTCTCCTTTGCGCTGTTATATGCCTTTTCTAATTCGAATGGGTCTCTGCTTCCAATTGTATCTCTTATAGCCTGTTCCTGCTCTGTTGCTTCCTCCTCGTCATGGTCTGTAATATACATCTGCATGACAGCCTGTTCCTGTTCCGGAGTGAGCTTCGCATAATCCTCTGACCATTTCTTGATTGCCTTCTGGTTTTTTCTTATGCTCTGCTCATTTTCGTATTTATCAATCGTTTCATTTTCCTCTAATGCATCATGCTCTTCCACCGTCATTGTTTCTCCAGTTACCCTGTTCCGGTAACCGGCCAGTTTTGTGTCTTCTCTGATATTCTGCGCAAGCACCGGATTGTCCAGACTTCCATATACCGGCTCGTAGTTTTTCAATTTTTCTTTATTATTTTCTTTGTTACTTTTTGCTGTATCCACTTTAGCATTCAGTTCTTCATCTGACATGCTTGCAAGTTCCGGATCTGATAAGCTCTGATAATATTTATCTATGTAATCAGCATATTCCTTTGCAGTTTCCGGTTCTTTTTCCGGCATCCATGCTGTATTCTCCTGCTGCTTTAACGCTTCTTCAATCGCACGTTTTCTTGCACCTTTAAAACTGCTTACTGCGTTTCCGTGCTTTCCTTTTTGATTTGAATTCAGTGTGCTTTTTGCATTATTATAATCTTCCACCGTCATTGTCTCTCCAGTGCTTTCATTTCGGTACTCTGTCGGTGTAAGTTTTTCTCTGCTTCTTCCTGTCATTGTTTTATCTTCATTGCTGCTATCATATACCGGTTTGAAGCTATCTAATTTTTTCTTTGTTTCCCGGTTTCTTTTTGCAATATCCAAAGCTCCCTGTAATGCTCTTCCATTTTTTGACATTGCTCTTGCGGTCGTATTTGCCGTGTTCCGTACCTTTTCCAGTGCATAGTCAAATCCAGCAGGTTTTTCCTGCTGGTATCTGCTCATGCTGTTGTGAAAAACTGAAACATCCGGCGAAGCATTTCTATTCATTCTTGCCTGTCTAAGTTCTTCCAGGCTCTTTCTTTCTCCGCCCGATTCTCTTGTTATTGCAGCGCTCCGTGTATTCAGTTTTCTTTCTGTATTTTCATGTGTTCCTTCCTGCCTTTTTTTCTTTAATTCTTCCAAAGATAATCTGTCTGCCATATTGTTACCCCCTACTTTTTCTTCTTTTTGTTGTTAAGAAATCCACTCAAGCTAGGTGCAGAACTTCCCCCTGCTAATGTACTTGTTGCGCTTCTAGCTGTTGGTGCATCAAAGCCAAGGTCGTCATATAGTTTATTCCATATTCCCTCGTCAATAATTCCTGCCTTATACAAGCTGTCTGCATATGAGCTTCCCTGTGATGCAGCTTTATTTTTTAGCTCATTATAGTAGCTGTTGCTGATTGTTCCGCTCGTTGCCGGCCGTGTTCCACCGGATGATGAACCAGAAGAACTCCTGCTTGAGCTACGTCCAGATGAACCGCTTCTTGCTGCTCTTGCCTGCGACAATGCGAATTCCTGCGCCCACTGGTCATCTGCGATTTGATCTCTCTGCCTCTGATATTCAAACTGTTGCTGCCACTGGTCATCTGCAACATTATCTCTGTCTACCTGATAGTTGTAATCATTCAAATACTTATCGTTAGTCTGTGAATTCTGAAGTGCATTAAACAGATAATCTCTGTCATTCTGCCAACTACTTACTTTCTGCTGATATTCGTCAAAATCATTTCCATGAAGAATGTTATATGCATTCAATGCATTACTGGTATCATTCTGCCAATTCTGGTATTTATCCTGATACTGTCCATATGCTCTATCCTCTGCCTGTCCCAATGCGGAATACTCATTATACATATTGGTGAGGTCTGTATTGTATTTATCTAATGCCTGTCCATAAAGATCCGGAATAATATCATTCAGCTTTCCAAGATATGCCTGGTATGCCTGAGAGCCTGCTGTTGCTCCATAACTATTGCCATATCCTCCGGATAATGCTGCTGCCTGTGATGTTGTATCAAGCATTGCCTGTTTCCCCAGATTAGCATACTGCTCCTTATACTGTTGGTATAATGGGTCTGCATTGAAATCGTATGAAAATGGCTTTTTATTCTGTATTCTATTTAAAATTGTATCAATTGCCCCCTGATACCTGCTGTTATAAGCCCCAGGCTTTGCATTCTGAGTGTCTGTATAGTTTTTATAAGCATCCTGCACTCTCTGCGACTCCTGATAATCTCCAACTTTATTGTTCAGATGGTTATCAAGATTCGTCTGTGCTGTTCGTGTCCCGTCAGATATTACTTCCTCCCAGTTTTTATGATTCCCCATTGTCCTTACCTCCTGTTGATTCTTCTAGTGCCGATATCCTTGCATCTACCTGATTTAATGAATAATTCAGTGTATCAGAAAGATTGTATAGAAAGCTCTTTAAGCTCTCTATATTCTGTTCATTTGACATGTTCTCTATATCTACATTTGGATAATCAAATTTAGCCACTTACTGCACTTCCTTCCTGTATCATTTGTGCTATTGAATATACTTTAACTGCGCCTTTTCCGGATAATCTTAGTTTAAAATGGTCGCATCGTTTTATTCGAACCGGCACCTGGTATGACCGTTTTTTTGTTCCTGTATATTCCATTACCTTTTGCCAGTTTTCCGAATCATACATTATCTCTATCTTGAAATATGCATCTGCTTCTATCTCAAGCCGGATAACCAGCTCTCTGATATATTTGTTATAAATAGAGTCAAGACCCATATCCCCTGTCACTGCATACCATTCCTGATTTTCTTCTTCCTCTCCAACTGGAATTGCTCCAGGATACCACTCTCCCGGATACATATACATTTCACCAAACCGGTCATCTTTTGGTGCAATTGGCATAAATATCTGTTCGTAGTTGATAACCCATACCGTATTTTCATCATCCAGGAAGTATAGTCCACCGTCTGAATACGCAAATGCTCTTTTAACTCCTCTATCTTCTATGGTCCATGTTCCTTTTGTGATATCATATACATATGTACGGTAATTGCTTCTTTCGTCCCTCATGCATATGTAATACTTGTCTCTATATCCGCCTGCCACTGCGTCATAATACATTTCTTTTCCAAGGTTCCCCGATATCTTGCTTGGCAGGCCTCCACTATAAGCACATACGCCATCCCTGCTCTTGTAATATAAAACCTCATTTAATACAATCAGGCTCTTTTCTGAGCCAATTTGTACCCCACGCATAGGTTTCCATTGCAATTCATAATTCGCCGGCTTGTCACCGAATAGCTTATGTACACCGCCTTCTTTGAAAAACAACACCGTTCCAGAATATGATATTGCTCCGGTAAAATCCCCTTCTGAACCTACCGTTGCCGCATAGCTGTCTGATGATAAGCCCATATAACATCTCCAGTTCTTTGGGTCTCCCAGCTTACAGGCATATATTTCATGGTTTACAGAAGAGCACCCCCATAACCTATTATCCATTTCTGTTACAAAGTCCATATCCGGGACTGTTCTTTCAATGGTTATATTCTCGCTATTTTTAAACACTTTATTAATCAGACCTACAACAATTACATAATCATCACTGCATCCATATAAAATGTTTGAGGTGTTAAAATTGTAATCATTATATATCTCTGCTCTACGGTCTACTCCACTGAATGTAGCCGCATCATACTCTTTAAATCCTTTTCCGATTCCCGGAGATTGTATTTTCACATACGTTGTTCCTACCGATACCCAGGCAGATGAGTTTTCACTCCACATTTTCATTACAACAGTATTTTCCGATGTATCTATCCAGTAGTCATAATTTGTCTTGTCCGGCTCGCTATCTCCCGTATATGTTTTCTTTTCCGGGAAAACCGTTCCATCCATTTTGCAAAGCGTAAATGACGGTGGTTGGGTTGTTGTGACTGTGTTTTCCATCTCCGTCAGTGTCTGATCGTATATGTTGTACATTACTTTATCTGGGAATATGCAAAGGTATGCTCCCATTCTTACAAATGTTCTTTCCTTATCCCTGCAGGATTCTTTTAAATCACATACTTCAGACTGGTTATAATACAATTTATTCTCGGTCACCCACACCAGTTTATCTGTCCCATATAATCCACAGCAATCTGTAAGTACCCTTAACTTTCCTCTTGGAATTCTCGGAGATAATATCGGGTAATAATCTGCTGTCATATTTTCCATGTCGGAAAATTCACCATCCTGGATTCTTTCATTGGCATTGTAGCCACCAAATGCACTCAGTACCTTGGTTTCCGACCTTGTACTTTGAAGTTTAGGTAATCTCATATGTCACCTCTCTAATACATTGTTGCCCTTAAAGAGCTTTTATGTGTCCGGTACCAGTAATTAGCAAAATCCTGGTATTTCTGATTAAACATAGCTGCTGAATTTGCGTATCTGTCCATTTCATTGTTATAATAATCAATCTGGCTCATAAGCCACTGGACATATAAATTGTCATATGGGGCAGGCACAAGAAGTTCTTTATCCATATCAGCTTCTGTATAAGGCTCTACCACTACATCCTCTTCACGTTCTCTTACGTTCAGGATTTCAATAGCAATTCTTTTATCCAATTCAGTGATCCAATCTAACTTTTCGTTATCCTCATAAGTATTTGGTTCCAGGTCATCCACCTTTGTTATTGCTTCATTTACCTTCATACATGTCTCTCCTTCTAAAAAAGAGGCACAACAATGCTGTGCCTCTCCTCGTTTTAATGGAATCTCTTATTAGTTAAAAGCCTTTCCTTTTGCAATAAGTTCCTGCTGTCTTCTCATTGCAAGCTGGTCCATTTCTGTACTGTTCTTCAGAACTTCAAAGATTGGTTTCGGAATGGTTACCTCTTCCCCTCTTTTAATTCTGTAATTATGTCCATTTAAAGCTACAAAAATGTCTCCTTTTTCACCATCCAATGGTGCCATGAACTTAACTTCTTCTTTCCATGGATCAGCTTCTACCGCATCTTTTACCTGAATTTCTTCTGTTGCCTTGGTTTCTTCTGTTGCCTTGGTTTCTTCTGCTACTTTCGTTCCTTCTGTTTTTGTTCCCATACAGTTTCCTCCTAGTTTGCCTCTACGCTTTCGCTGAATTTTGATGTTGATTCAATACGAATCATATACTGTTCTATCAGACGTTCTGCCGTTTTAATTGCTTTCCATCCTACCGTGGAGCGCTGGTTTAATGGGTCCTGTCCTGCACCTGCCGGCTTGATAATCATCTGTAATGCTCCACCATCAATACCGGTTTTGGCATACGCATGTGCTCCAAGTACTAATGTACCAAATACTGCAGTATCTGCCGGGCATCCTGTGCCTTTCCAAATTTTTGCGTTTGAAGTAGATACAAAACGTACATTTCCAATCTTTCCAATTTCTCCTTCAAAGATTGCTTCTGGTGCTGCATATTTATGTACGTCAATCCATTCCTCGCTGCGCATAAGGTCATATGCTGCGTATGGATGAATAATGGCTACATAAGATTTCTGAATTTTTGGAGCATTCATTGTTTCAAGCATAGCTGCGGCACGGAAGAAGATTTCCGGCGTCAGTGTGTCTGCTGCTGTTAACTGGGCTCTTGTTGCTCTGTCTCCAACAATTAATACGTTTGTGCCACCGGCCATAACGTCTCTTGTAACATTGTCCAATGTCAAGCCTGCCTGAGCTCCTAATACTTTTGAAGCCTGCACAACATTGTTATCGATGGCTGTAAGGTCCAGTACGTCAGAGATTGTGATGTAATCTCCGTACTGTTTTACCGTACTTGTAACTGTACTTACGCTTAAGCTATTTCCATCCGGTGTCACACCTTCTGTAAGTGGTGTATTCGCCGGTTTCAAAGAGTCATACTTTCTGAACTCAATCTGTTTACCACCATTTTTAGGAATTGGATAATCATCTCCAAACTGGTCATGCACCAATTCTGGGGATGCTTCTTCAATTAATTCCTTTTCGTAAAAAGTTTTATTTTCTGCTGACAGACTGGATGTACCAGTTGTCTGCGTATTCGGGTCTGCAAAAAACTGCAAGATATTTCTAATTTTCATATATATTCCTTTCTGAATTACGAGAAAGAAATACGTTCTCCTTTGAGTGCTCTCTTCTCGTATTCTCTCATCTGCTCAGACGTTAAATTTCTAACATCTACTTTCACTGTTCCTTGAGAACCGGAAGATGCTGCACCTTCAATTGGTCTTCCACTCTTTGAATTGATGCTTTTTACTACATTGTTTTTTGCTGTTTCTGCTGCCTGCGCCATTCCATATGTCATAATCTCATCATGGTGTGTGGCCATGTAAGCCGCTTCAATGCTTCCACCAACTTTAAGAATTGCCGTGAAGTCTGGATTTGCAAGTTCCTCATTAAGGTTAAAGTCCATGTTGTACTTCTTTCTTAATGCATCCGCCTGCTGTGTCCACTGTGCATAAATCTGCTCGCCTTCTTTTTTCTTCTCCAACTGTTCCATTGCTTCTGTCAGTTTCTTGTTTTCCAGTTTTACCCGGTTTACTTCCCGAAGCTGGTCTACGGACATTCCATGTCTTGCTGCTTCATCTTCCAGAAGTGCATTGTCCTGCTGTACTGCTCTTACGAGTCCTTCCACATCATCCGCTTCGAGACCATAACGCATAGCAAGCTCTCCCATGATTGGAGTCATTGCATCATACTGTTTCTGCAAGTTACTGATTGTTTCATTCGATTTTTTCAATCTGTCCTTAACGATTCCTTCTGTACGCTTTCTATATGCGTCTCTGTAATCGCCCTTAATCAGTTCCTCGAAGGCTTTTTCTGTGTCTTCCGGTGTTGTCGCATCCTGCGACGTTCCAGCGTCGTCCTGGCCTGTTCGACCGTCTGTGGCTCCGGCGTTGAGCCCTTCCGCCTGTCCTGCTGTTCCTTCTGCTCCAGTTGAAGCTGCGCCTGCTCCACCTTCCGCAAAAAACTGCAAGTTAAAATATTTTTTTCTCATACTTTCGTCCTTTCCGAAGTGCCATGTTTTTTTCTTAAACCACTTGCACTATATCAATTTATTTTTTTTGCAACTCCCAATTTTTGCCACAAATGAAATATTTTTTGGGAAATTTTTTTCAATGATTTTATAGCCGTTAAAAATTGTTTCTAATACTACTTCTGTCTCTTTGACCCAGTCCGTTATTTCCATTCTGCATCTCCCGGATTCTTCCATTTCCAAGACCGTAATTTTTACTTTTCCTGTTGCCTGCTGCTTTTGCAATTCCTCAAGAAGCGTAAATAAAAGGATACTGCATGCCGAGCACACAATATCCTTTCCTGCATCTGCATAGTCAGCATGGCCTTCCATTTTTATTTCCAGCAGATTTTCTTCTTCTCTCACTCTGACTTTAAGCATATCTTTCTCCTATACTGACGTAGAATTTCTAGTCGCATGTGCCGCCTGACTTGTTAATGAGCCATTGCTGTTTCGATTCAGTACGGACTGACTCTGTGCCATAGGTTCTTCTGCCTGCTGCATTGCAAGCTGTGCATTTCCCGCTATTCTTTCTGCATAATTCGTTGTTCCGCCACTCGACATATCTACTGCCTGTGCCAGCGCAAGAGCCTGCTGCTGCATCTGTAAGTACAGGTTGTAATATGTCTGGGATTTATTTAATCTCTGCTTCACCTCGTCTTTTCCGTCAAAGTCCATCATATCCAGACATCCGATAGTCATTTCTGCATTCTGCGGATTAAAAAATCCAAGGTTGTAGAATTGTAATGCAAGCTGATTCTGTGTCTCCCTGGTGTATGCGCTCTGCTTTGCTGGTACAACCTTTACATCAAAAATTGGAACTCTTTCTGACTGTGCCTGTCCAAATCCGGTATCCATTGGTTGTCCTTTTAATGCGCTATTATCAAACGTCACATAATCTGTTTGTCCAGTTTCTCCGGTAATTCTGAATTCCCTTGGCTCATCATAAAATTGTCTGATAAGCTCAATCACCAGATAGCATATCTTTGTAAATGCTCTATAATCCGCTCTGTTTGCATCTCTCGATAATTTTCCGGATGCTTCCTGGAGACTTGCAATTCCACTTGCTGAAGTAACATTAGAGGTCTGTCCCTGTGCCGCTGCTGTATTTCCAGAAGTATCCTTCAGTTCTTCGATTTTATTATTCAAAATGGTTTCATAAATGCCCGCCATTGGTGTCGATGTGATCTGTCGAAAAGCATCCTCTCCCAAGTTTCCGCTAAAGTGCACAAGTGACTTTGAAAAATCGCAAAAATCATTTTCATTCAGCCCCACATCGTCTCTGACCGCCCATCTTGGCTTTGCCAGTGACAATCCATTTTCAAGAATACCCTGCTGCATCTTATCTATATATGCCTGGGTGTCTTTCATAACATCAATATAACCAAATCCACAGACACTGCTTTCGATTGGAAACAATACATCAAACACAAACGGATATAGACCATGGTCATACAGCCCTGTGTATTTTAATTCATCATCGTTTTCTGTCGCATAGAGCACTTTTCCATTGCAGAATTTGCAATAATGCAGCACGTTCTTTCTCTTAATCAAACCATTATCGTCTTCCAGTACAATGGTTTTGTGATAGTACCAGTCCACAACTGCAACCTTCTCTGTATTATCTTCCGCATCCGTCTTTATGTACTGCGTAATACTAATATCACTACCTGCCATTATCTCCTTATCTGGATAAGCAGCCTTTATGTCCTCTACGTCTTCCATGGATACATAGAATACATTCTTCGACCTCTGAATATCTTTTACTCCTGGTTCCCAGAAAAGATTCATAATGTCGACATTTTTAATTGATATGTCGCCTAATCCATTGTCTTTCGAACCATCCCAGAATACGCCTGTTACACACGTTCCATTTTTTAATTTATACCATCCGCAAGCTGAATACGTCTCTTCAAATTCATTTCGTTCCAATATAACCGGTATGATTTCTGATAAAGCCTTGGCTGCTCTTTCATCATTCTTTTCTCGTGGAAGCACATTTGCTTCTGGAAAATTGTCCATGATGTCAGCATGCTTATTGGCAAGTGCGTTGAAAAGCCATGCAGACCGTGGTTCTATTCTTTTTTCTGCTTCCTCTTCCTGTTCTTTTCTTGCATAATCCCAATGCCTTAACCTCCACCATTCCTCGTTTTCCACAATTGTATTTTCAAGGTTCTTTTTTCCGGCATGATATTTTCTCAATACTTCTGCTGCTTCTTTCACATCATCATCCGTGATAGCATCTACCGTCTGCTCTTCCTGCATCTCTTTTTCTTCTGATTCCGTCTGAATTAATGTGTCCTGCTGTTCTTTTTCCTGTTGCACCGGTGCAACTTCTGTTATTTTTCCTTTTTTATAAGCCATCTCTCATCCTCCTAAATATTTAATATCTGTACTCCTTGGCTTCTTTTTTGCTCTTTGAACATATCTAGTGGGTCGAATGCCGGTTTTTTTTGTAATACATTTCCTCTCGGAGCAATTGGGTGCTCCATAAGCACATATCTGCATTCATCATAGATGTGGTCTTCTTCTGTTGTGTCAATATCTTCCGGAATTGTCTCGCTATATGTAAGATTTGGGATTGTTCTGATGAAGTTTCTGCATGTGTTAAAAATTTGAAACATACAATCTCCCATTTCATCGAAGGCAAACCTATAGTGATACTGCATCTTTCCCGGCAGTCTGACATGGTCTCCGCCATGGAAGTATACAAAATTAGGGCTTCTCTCCATCATTCTGGCAATGGATTCTCCTCTTGACTCATCAAATATAGCCGGATCCGCTACACCTGTGATTCTCTTACCTTTCAGCAACGGATTATTTTCTTCAACTTCTCGAATCTTTCTTGCCTGTTCTACGGGATGCTCTTTTAATCCCTGATTAGCAATTCCATTCCAACCGTACAGCTCTGCTATCCGGTATATCTTTCCCTTTGTATCTACTGCATACCATCCAACTGAATACGGCTTTGCATATCCGAAGTCGAACCCCCGGTATATCTTCCAGTGGTCCGGTATTTGAAATGGCTCAATCACATGCGTCCACATTCTGTCTTTATAATGATTTGGATCATCTCTGAATTCTGTAAACACCTGTCCGCTAAAGCTGTCCCATGAGCCATACATCAGGGCATTTCTTTCTGCCTCTGGCAATGCGGCAAGGTTCGCTAAATAATCCGGGTCATTCTCTAACAGTTTTTTATTATCAAATACTGTGGCCGGTATGTATATCCTGTCTCGTGAAAGCTGTATCTTCTCACCCTGCGGATTAAGCACGCTGTACCTTTCCACAATCCTTGTATTTGGCGGTGCAGGCGTTACAAATCTCTGCTTAACCCATGCCATCCCTTTTCCATCCGGATTCGCTGTCGCTCTCATGTATACCCTTGTACCAGGTCCCATTGGTCTGTTACGAGACATCATATACTGATACTGCGTCAGTGAAAAATGTGTTAATTCATCAAATCCAATAAAATCGTATGCTTTTCCTTGATAGTTGAAGCGGTCAGAGTCTCTTTGCATATATCCGAAAAATATCTTTGCGCCGGACTCAAACAGCCAGCGCTTTTTATTTTCATTAAATTTGGGACGCTGCCCCTTCAAATTGCCGTACAAGTCATAGGATCGTGTAATTAATCCTTCAAGCTGCGGTACTGTGTCTCGGAATATGATTCCTCTGTAATTTGGTATGTTTATCTGTCTTAACGCTTCCGCTAACATTGAATCTGACTTTCCACCGCCTGCTGCTCCTCCAAATAAGACCTCATACTCCGGTCTTTCCATGAATATCTTCTGCTTCGGCTGTGGCATCCACGAAGCACTCATCTTCATCCACCTCCTTTACTGGTGGCAGGAATACTACTCCTTCATTGTTCTCTCCATCGTCTTCACCTTTAAAGCCATGCTTGTCCAACCAGTCAATTGCTTTTTGAGAATCTTTCAGCTCAATGACTACTCCATGCGCTGTATTCTTTACAGCTTTTACCGTTTGCCAATCTATCAAATCCGGATTTTTAATACTCACTCCATATGCCGATATATTTACAACATCTGATAAGTCAGCAAATGCAATCCTTGATTGCAGTTCCGCAACATCCTCTTCTTTTGGAAGCATCCTTTCCATCTTGTCCCGCCGGATTTCTTCCAAACGTTCTTTGATTTTAGGATTTTTTAGCTTATTATGCGCCGAAACGGCCGCCGACTGATAAGAGCAGTGATAAACACGCATATAGCTTCTTACTGCATTGAAAGATTTTGCATAATACTGGCAAAAAAGCTCATCTCTGTCTACTGCATTCTCCTCTTCTGGCGAATCTTTTTCTTCTTCTGTATATGCATTCTTTTTTTGTGTGCACACTTTTTTTCGCCTTTTGTGTGCACACTTTTTTCCTCCGCCTCTTTCCCATCCGTATCGTTGCTTCCAGGACTTGACCGTATTCAGGCTGATTCCATATTTTTCCGCTATTTCTTTATATTTCATGCCAAGCATGTAATCATTTTCTGCTTCTTCATGTACTTCTCCCATACGGTCCTCCCTTCTCCATTTCTGCCTGTATTTTATAAAGAGATGCATCCTTTTTCTCCCCGAAACTGTCTCCTTTTTATTTTTTGTGCATTTTGCAAGTAACTGGAGAACTGCTCCCTCTCATGATGGAAGATTTTAAGTAAAAAAATATGAGCATCAGCATACTTTACAGATGTGCTGACGCTCATATTTTTTCATTGCTTTATAATACGTCTATGGCATAACGATTTTCACCCTTGCATCCACAATAAATCCATTATGTATAGGGCTATAGTCTTTTTCAAACTGGATTGCTCCATTTTCTTTGAGTTTTTCGCAGATTTCACGCGCTAGCATATTTTTTGCAATTTCTACCATCCGATTTTCTCCCATTTCAATTACGTTCTGTAGTAGAATTACTTCCCGAGCTGCTAATGTTTTAATCTCTTTTCTGCCATATTCCATTGCTTTGAAGCTTAATTCATTGTTTAATCTTCTGTTTTCTCTCAAGGCAGCGTTATACTCTGCTTTCAGGCGTTTCCTTTTTAGACGTATCTCTTTCCGTTGCTTTTTCACGTTTTTCCTCCTGTTCTTTTCTATCCATTGTCACATTCTGGTCTATTATCATACTTTTCTTCCATCATCCTCTTAATCTCACACTTGCATTTATACTTGTAGCAATTCTGCTTCTGATATGTTCTTTTTCTTACCTTCGACTTAAATCCAATTGCCAATTCTGTTTTTCCCGGGCCCTCACATGTTATCTTTGTAGCTGAATCCCTTATAAAAAACGGACATTTCGTTTTTGCGTCACTTGTTTTATTCATTACCGCCTTCTCCCTCCTACACTTTTACACGCCCTTTATCTGAGAAGCTATCATGTCTGCTGTATGTGTCCACAGAACATTAGGGCATCTCTGCACTGCTCGACTGTAAAACTCCCATTCTGACTTATCTGTGAACGCTCCCATGTGATATCTGATACACATTTTCTCTTCTTCTGTGAGGTCTATTAAGCCCATCAGCATGATAAGGCTCTTGTCTCCGTGCCCTGGATACAGCCTTTCTTTTTTGTATTCATATCCAATTTTTCGGGGCTCCTCAAGCGATACTGCGTAATAATCATCCAGCTTGCACACGTCATGTAGTAGTCCTATTATCTCCGGGCTTTCCGGTCTCTCCCACCTTAAGCCCATCTTTACGGTTATTCTCTCAAGTTCATATGCCACCTGGAGTGAATGCTTCATTAATCCACCCTCATACGCTCCGTGATGATCCTTTGAAGCCGGCGCTGTAAAGTATTCTTTTTCTTCAAGCCATGCTATCAGTTTTGGCCACTTCCTCAATATGTCTCTTACTAGGTCTTTTTCATCATCTTTTCCCCTCTTTCCGGCTTTTATTGGAACTCTTCTCATGAATTCTCTCATTGTGCTCTACCCTCCATTTCTTTCAGCTTGGCTTCGGCTTCCTCTCTTGATAAAAACCAAGTATCATTAAATTCTTCAAGTGCAATGATTTCATGGTAATCTGGGTCGATATACACTTCAAAGCAGAAACAGTCAATGTCATCTGCTTCTGAAATTCCTGTTATACTTGCCTCCTCGATTCCATAAGGTTTTATGATATAGATGTGGTCTCCCACTTTACACGGCAACCGTATGAGTAACCCCTGCTCCTCGGCATCCTCATAACATTTCAACTTTTCTCGCAAATCAGCCATAGCCCACAGATTCCGATAAAATACTGCAATCAATCCTCGTACATCTGAAAACGGGTCTATAGTTAAATTGTCCAGAATCTCTTCGTCAAACTCTGTTTTATCTAATGGCAATTCGTCCTTCGTTAATGTGACCATGAGATTTATGGCAAAATCCCGTGCGTCCATTTCCATCTCAAAATCTCTATATCTTGCGTTATGCTCCTCATCTTCGTAACAGCAATTATGTGCCAGTTCAACCATTTCCATCTCTGATACTTTTTTGTTTGTTGTTAATCTCTCCATTAAATTCCGCTCCTTCCCACATACTCTCCGTATGTCATGCCTGCTTCTCTCGCTTTCGCATTCACCCAGGCAATACTTCCTACCTTTAGCTCCGGCTTCTTATATGCCTCCTTTCTTCTTTCTGCTCTTTCCTTCATCCGTTCCTGCCGGCACTTCACTGAGCAGATTACTTCTTTTCCTACTGGCATAAACAGCTTTCCACACTGCTTGCATCGTCTTCTTCTCATTATGCAAATCCCTCCGTCTCTCCGCATTCATACCATGTATTCCATGGCTTATAATTGCCGTGCTTGTAAACTTTTCCGCTCAGCGGATTCTCTGCAATCATAAGAATGTACATATCATCCTCTGCCAGTCCGTTCTTCTTGGCCAGATTATAAATATCTTCAAAAGTTAATGTCTCTTTCTCTTCCTCTGTAGGCATTAATTCCAGGCATTTAAAGGTTTCTTTCTCGCTGTGGAAAAATACTCTTATTATGTCTGCTTCAATTAACTCTTCATTTTCTACTGGTTTCATTCTGCATTCCCTCCATTCTTCTGTATCTGTTCTATCCTCCAGCGTATGCTTGTTAATTCCTCCAGGCACTTCTCCAGTTCCCGGTTTTCCCAAAGGCGGTCCAGCTTCTTAATACTGGAACTTACTGCCGCTGCATAACCTCTTAATACATTTTTATCTAAGCCTGCTGCCACCGGAGCTTCCTCTGTTGCTTTTTCTTCCTGTTTTTCTTCTGGTTCATTGTCTACCACTTCACCGGAAAGTACCTCGCATTCTGTTTTTTCAACGTTTTCCGATTCTTTTGGCTCGCTTTTTGGTGTTTCTGATTCGATTTCCGGCTTTTTGATAACACTTTCTGACTTTTTGATAACATTTTCCGGTTGCACCGGTGCAACTTCCGTTTTTTCATAAGCATCCGGCATATCTGCTATCTGAGCAAATACCTCTCTGACCTTGGCTGCATAATCATCCATGCTTAAGGTGTGCTTTTCATTGTTTTTGACTGCCAGGATGTCCACCGGCTGTCCTTCTCCCTTGAAGGATGTGAATACCTTTCCGATTCCCTGTGGCCGGGAAGCCAATACTGCAATTCCGGATGGTGCCAGGATGCTCTCAAGTTCTTCTGAATCTCCATCCTTTGTCCACTTCACCAGCGCTTTGAACTTCTCCGGATTATCCTTTGCATACTTGTATATGGCTTTCTGGCACAGTTCCATATCCGCCTGCTGCACATCCGTGCCCTCAAGGGCTACTTCTATTGGTGATATGGCTTCCTCTGCTTTGACCTCTGCCTTGACTTCTGCAATCTCTTTTCTTGTCATTTCAGGCGATATGAGATCTACTACCTCAATTGGAAGGGTGAGCATATCCTGGAGCTTCGCCACGCCGTACCCTTCGTACTTATCCTGGAGGCGGTCAGAATAACCGCCCTCACTGTATCTGTCATTAATGGCTATGTACCGTGATACAATATCTTTTGAAAGACCATATTCTGCCTTTGCAAATTCAGCTACTGTACTGTATCCGGATGATGCAAGGATATCTGTGTCTCTTGCCTTTTTCAGCAGGTAGCCAGTTCTTACGAAGCCTGCTGCCTGATTTGCCAGCTCCGTGTCCAGAGCCTGCTTGAACTGCTCATAATTTTCTATATTCCTTAATTCTTCCATATCAAACCTCCATAAAGTCTTTTTCTAATGCATCCACCAGCATGGTACCCTGCAGTCTTCCATGCCATATCAGCTTTTTCTCTTTTCTGAGCTGTCCATAGTTCTTTTTTCTTGCCTTATTACTCTTATCAGCCAGCACCGCATCCTCTTTTGAAAGGTTTTTCTTTACCCACTGCTGCCACTCTTTCAAAAATGGCATTGCATCTTCCAGATCTGAATATGCTTCATTGAGGACTGATTTCTTTTGCCGGATATTTCCGCCAGGTTCTACTTCCAAGGTATACCATGGGGTGTCCGGCTTTTCTGTTCTGCGGAGGAACAGCAAGTATGTTTCCTGAATATCTATTCGCTGAAAGTAGATATCACATGTGTGTATGCAGTGTTTTAAAGTCATTCCCTCGTTGTATATGTCCTTAATTCCGGTTGGGGAAAGAATGCAGTATTTCTCATTCTGGTATTCATATTTTTTAAGGGCTCCGCTCTTCATCAGTTTTTCTGCATTTTTGAAAGTTTTCTTTTTTTCTTCAATCTCTTTTCCTTTATTCAGCATGTCATTTTGAATCACAAGCTCATTATGTGCCAGTGTCAGGTCTTTCGGGCGTAAAAGCATACCGTTTGACATATCTGCATTTCTTTTTTCTAACATGGACAAATAATCTTCCCAATCCCTTGCAAGATCCACAAGATTTCTGTCCCTGATAGCCTGCTGCTTTCTCAAATAATTGGCTGCTTTTGCCACACTGACATACTGAAAGATTCTGCTATCCGCTCCGTCTACCAGCGCATTTGCAAGTGTCTGTACATCTTCATCCTTGTATATGGTGTTGTTTTTCTTTTCATCTTGTAGCCACAGCAACTCATGCCTTCCGCCATTCATCCTTTTCAGACGTGCCAAACGTGCCTTGTCAATATGCAGTGCCTTGATAAGTTCCGGCTCTTCTTCATCAACCAACTCCCTGTATAAGTAATCACTTTTGTTGATTAAATCATTTCCAATCCGGTACAATTCTGCTTTGAACACTTTTTCAATCAGAGGATTCCTTTTTTCCATTTTCATAAAAAATACAGGGTCGCCTTTATATCCATGTTTAATTGCAATGTTATAAGTTGTTCTTGTATTTTTCAAAAGGGCTGACAGATTTCTTCGATAAAGGTTAGCGTACCTTTCCTCGTAGTAGCTTGTATCCTGCTTTCGCCATCTTTGTCCTTTGAATCTGTAATTTTCCCAGCAATATGTATCCACGCCATCATCCGTCAGCAATACTCTCTGTACTTCCCTTATGATTAATTTTGGCTGTCCCATATTTGCCCCGGTATCTATTCTGGTACAACTGAATATTCTTTTTACAATCCCTTCCCGATATCTTTGAAGCAAGGTTGCTGTTCCATATGACCATATAGGATTTTTCTTTTTTGACCTAGATTCATATATAATCTGCTTTCCACACTTAGGGCATTTATTCCACTCGTTATGCTTTGGTCTTTTATTTAATGGAACTTCCTGGAGGCATCCTGTGCAGTAACCAATCTTTGCGTCTGCTCCTTTGTAAAAAATGTAATGGTCGCTGAATGCTTCTGTTTTCCAGAATTTTTCAAATCCTGCCGGATAGCTCTCCGGAACATCCTTCATGGCTGCATCCCATCTATCCGTCTTTCTCTTCTCTTCACGTTCTATCTTTTCTGTCCTGACTTTCTTCTGCCATTCTATAATTCCATCTACACCGGAGTTTTTTGTTTCAAGGATGGCTTTTATTGCAGCTTTTCCTTCAGGATTGATATAGTAGTTTTCATCCGCACCGGCTTCTTCCCATTCCCATTCGAGATTGTCTACTTTTGCCGTCCTCCATTTATATGTCCCATCTTTCTGTCTTTCTCTTGTGATGTATGTCTTATCCCTAGGGCTTAAATACACATCCCATTTTGGCTCCGTCTCTCCCTTTCTTATCTCTTTTGTTTTACAGATAGAAAGTTTCAGTATGCCGTTCAGATACTGGCATCTTGCCATGTACCTGTATCTGTATTTGTTCAAGCCACATGTATATCTTCTTTCTTTTCTGCCCGGCATTTTTGCCAGTGCAACCATTGAATTTGTGGCCGGAAGTCTTCTCAGCTTACTCAACTGCTTTTTATTCACTGTCTCATCCTCCCTCTCACATCATAGAAAGTGTCTGGCAAGTATTCTTCTCCGTCGATTAAATACTCTGCACATTCTGCTATTTCGCCACTTTTGTTTTCTTTCAGGAGAAAAATGGTGCTTCCCATTTTTCCTTTTGCAGTTGGATTTTTCCCTCTGACGATTACATAACCATCAAGTGCTGTTCCTGTATTCTTTTCAACACCTTCTATCTCTATGTGCGGGTGATTTGCTATCCACATGACACCCTCTCTTGCCAGTTCTATCCTTGACAGCTCTTTTACCAGCTGAATCTCCGGAGCAGCTATCCTGGTATCATGACCATCCTCGTCCACATTCCCTTTCAAGGCTACGATGAAGTAGCGTCCTTCTCGGTAGTAGCCCAATACATCAAGCGGATTATCTGTCGCATGAAATCCTGTCCTGGCACAGTATGCTTTTTCTTCTTTGTACCAGACTCCCGGCTTGTACTGGAATGTTCCATTTCCCATCGTGCAGGTGAGGTCTTTATTAAATCCCTTGTACGCTAGTCTCATTTTGTGCCTCCGTAATAAGCTCTGATTGTCTTCTTTCGCTCTGCTAAATTAGGAAATCCGATTGAAATTTCATGGTTGTCTGCTACTTTTGCCACTTCCTTTGCCTGCTGCACAATGCGTTTGTCTACCACCGCTTTTTCTTCAAATCCTTTTTCCAGTAAAATAGCCATATATCCTGCAAGTGAATGCTTCATTACTCCGGCACATACTTTTTCATTTGCAAGACACTCCTGACGTATTTCATCCACCCAGTCCATAAGCACTCCGGCAATCTTTAAATCTTCTGATTCCACTTTCAATCTTCCGTGTGCGGCGGTACATGGTGTTGCCAGTTCTTCCATTTCACCTTCTGCATAATCCTCTGCATCTGCCTTATCCAGTCCATTTTCTTCTGCCAGCACAATGATGGATGCTACATCTCCCTCTTCTTTCAAGCCTGCTGCCGCTTTGTTCAATTCTTCTACTGAGTTTAATTCGCCAAATTTTTCAAACATAATACTTACTTCCTCCTTCTGATTTTTCTCGGCACATAGAATATGTGCGATTTTAAAAAAAATAAAATTCAAATTATTCCGCCACATGATTCTGGCAGTTCCCGGAGCGGACAGAAGTCCGGTCTGCATGTAACATAATCAGTCACTTCTTCACCCATGTCAGGTGCTGTGCAATACAATGTTTTTTCTCCATATCTTGGCGGTTGCTCATCATCTACGAAATCGCACATATCACACGATTCCGGCATATCCATAACTAATACTGCTTTAGCCATATAATTCTTCCTTTCTTCCCTGCACTATCTCTTTTACCTTTTTCTCGTAAAATTCTTCCGAAATATACTGATCTCTATGAGGGAACTTACTGTCTGTCAAAACAGCATAGGCTTCCGCCCAAGACAGACCTCCTCTGGCTGCTAATCTGTCTAATGTCTGTCCACAATGGTTTTTTAATGCCTGTTCTTCATGCGGTTTAATGATATCGTAGGGAATATATTCCTTCCCTTTGTTTGTCATAATCGGAAATTCTTTCATATACTACCTCTATTTCAGTTTATCTATTCTCTTACAATCTCAATATAGATTTGAGAACGTATACCCTCATTGATTATTTTCAATTCGTGAATATCAAAAATATCAAAACCATCAATGCAATCATAATCTTTGGTATACTTTTCTACAAACTCAGACGGTGAACCTTCAAAACAGTATTCCTCATCTATGCCTTCATCTATCCAAAACCATTCTAAAACAACCTTTGTTGTAGCATTTTTACGCTCTGCATATTGCTTTATAAATTCAATTAAACTCATATTTTCCCTTTCTGCCTTTATTGGCTAAATTCTAATTTATTTTTTCTTTCTCTCCTTTCTACTTTCCCATCATATCTGGAAAATCTCTCCAACTCTTTTCCGTTTCCAGTTCATCATTTTTCTTCCGAAGTGTGCGATTTTCCGCTCTTAATTTATTATTTTCTTTCAAGATTTTTTGCAATTCGCAATCCTTTTTATGTTCACATCTTGCATCAGCTGAATACTCTGTGCATATTTTGCATAGATCTTTGCTTTTCACTCGATTCTCCTTTCTACCATCCCGCTATTACATACCCCGACATTAATCCGTATTCAGGAACATTCCGCAGCACATATTCTATCCTCCTGCTTGTCTCACGTCCGGTATATTTCTCCCCATCCCATTCTTTCAATATCAATACATCCCCTTTCTGCAAATTATCTTCATCCTTACGGATTTCAAATTTTTTCTTATCATGTATAACTGCTTCGAAATATTTCGGCAGAATCTTTTTCTTAACTTCTCTCATCTACTCCACCACCTCTCAACATTTTCAAAAACTTTTCATCGTTTCTTTTGCACATCTTTGCTCTTTCACAAGGTTTTTCGCACTTAAAATAGTCACTCCCATATTTCTTGTGATCTGATTTATCGCAATGCTCGCATGGCTTATTCATCTATTCCACCGCCTTTTACAATCTCAATAGCCTTTTCATAGGCTATAAGCATTCCTAATTCCTTTGGTTTATCATTTACAATATCATCAAGTACCCTATTTACTGGTACAAGGCTTTTCAGCTTTTCTAATTGTGTCGCAACCTTTTCTCTATTACAGCAATCCCAGCACTCATCCGGAGTCATCCCTGAATCTTCATAATCCTTCAGTTTTGCCAATGCTCCATATATCTTCTCTTGTACCTGCTGTGTTATCGTCTCGCCCACATGGAGCTGATTCCATTTAACACCTTTCAAAGCCCAGTTGCCTTGTTCATCCTTAATTGTCAGTCTTCCCATCACGCTCTCCTTTCTCCGGAGCATGGTGTATATGTGTGGTCTTTTGTACCTCTTCCAAAAAACGCTCCGCATTCTGTGTTTATGCGGTTTCCATGCCCCGGCTGTGACAGATTTATAAGTTACTTCGTGTATATGTAAGTTAATCTTGGAGGTCTAGACTTCTGCCGCCCTCTGGACAGTTGTTTTGCGGTTTATTTCCTGATCCGAAAAGCTCTTCAATTCTGAAATCTGCCTTTTCTTTCCGGTACAACCTTTATATATAATTCTGTGCTTCATAACAATTGCACTGCTCTGTGGCCAGTTCGTTCAATTCATCCTCGTTGAATTCCTCCAGTGCCTCTACGAGCTTTATCTGACCGCAAAATCTGCAGGCTCCATTTTTTTCTACAGCCCTGTCCTTATTTTCTTTCACTAATTTTTTCAGCATCTTCATACTCCTTTCTTGTATACCAGCTTCTCCCGGTCCCATCCCGGGTACTGCTCTTTCAGGTAACATTCTGCAAAATCAAGCATTTCAGCTCTTAAGCCCTTGTTGCCGTTGTCCAGTAACTGGTGATGACTCCGGCAGGCGGTGACACCGTTCTGCTCCACTCCGAGTCCACCCTGGCTCCGGTTCACCACATGGGCGATATCCCGGATATGTGCCCCGAAGTCCTTCTTTGCAAGTGGCCATCTGCCACTAGCACAGAATATACAGGTGTCTCCGTCTCTGCTAATGATTCTTGCGATTGTGCCCTTATCGAAGGTGCACGCTTTTGTTCTTCTGCTCTTGCTCATACTCTCTCATTCTCCTGTCCTGCCACATGGAATACTTGGTGTGCTCCTCATAGCAAATATTTATATTATGTGGTGCAAGCAGCTCTGCCGCCCGCTGCCATAAAACACTGTGTTTCACCGGCTCTCCGTTCTGCTTCCGAAAGCCATCCGCTATCCATCCATCTAGGAACCGGTTCACACCGGATTCCAGATATTTACTGTCTGTGAATATCTCAAGGTCAGACGCTCTTCTCATATGCTCCATGGCTTTTATCAGCCCCAGCAAGGCTATCTGATTGGCTGTGCCGGTGTCTTTCCCGGTCTCTTCCAGTGTCTTCTCTCCTTCACTGGTATCTGCTTCCAGGATGCCACAGTAACACCCTTCCGCTTTCCGGAGACCATGGTATGAAGTTCTTAAGTAAATCCTTGCTTCCATCTTCAAATTCTCCTATCCAGTTTCTCCTCGGTATATCTCATGTAGGAATACCCGGTATACCGGTTTGTGCCGCTCCGGATGCTCTCCGTGACGATATAATATCCCGGTGTCGGCTTCGGACCGTATAGCAGCAGTTTTCTCATTGTCCACCGCCGGTATCTCTTCCTCTCCGGTTTTGGCCGGATTAAATTCCGGCTGGTGGAATAGCTGTACTCTTCTTTGGTCAGCTTCCGGGGGAGACCTTTCTTCTTTCTCTCTTCCTCATCCGGCACCTTTGCCATATACTGGGCGAGCTGTTCAAAGCCGCCCTCTTCATAGAGGTTTGAGAAAAATATCCTTCCATGCTGCCAGCACTCCTTGATTAATACATCCGTGTCTGCTCCTCTGATTCTGTTCATGATCATGTGGATATGTATGCCGCCTCTGGCTCCGATTTCAATTACTCTCATCCATTTCAGTTCTGCTCCGAACTTTCGGTAGCGTCTTGCCAGCTTTCGCAAAACGTTATTCAGGTCTTCTTTCACTCCCTGCATATCCTTCCGCTCTCCCTTCCGGTATGTGAAGGTCAGCCAGAAGTCATTTTCCACGAAGTTAGCTTTTATCGTCCTGCGGATTCTATTTTTTTTATTAATCTGATTCTGCAATTCTATCTGCCAGGGGGAAGGTCTCTCTCTTGCGGCTCTTTTCTCGCCCTTTGCTCCGTAATTTCCTTCCCACTTATACTCATACTCAATGGAGCCTGGGAAGTTATAAATATCAACACAATATGCCATAGCCTTGTCCTTATCTTTAATATTCCTAATCGAGTTGCGAAAACAGGTCTGAAATGCCCTGTTTCCTTGCATTTTTGCGGCTTTTATGGTATATTGTTCATGCGGGAAGTTTGCAATTCGCCAAATTACTTACAACCCACTTGAGGACGTGCGCCACACGTTCTCTTTTTTTATCTATCCGGCAGCATCCACCACCTGGATATAAACATAATCTCCATACTGTTCTATCCATCTGTAACAGCCCTCCAGTGTATCTCTATATACATCAATGCTTGTCCCGTTCCGGATTGTCTCGCCCTGTCCGTCTCCGTTCAGGTCAATCCCATCCCCGGTATCCGTGAAGTCGAAGTATCCGATAAAGTCACCGATTCCGCCATCTTCTGCGACTGAATACATGATGATTGCCTTTCCCAGCCATTCTTCCTTACCGGCTACGGATAATCCCTCTACCGGCCAGCTACCATTCCGGCACTGGTTTCCAGTCCATGTGTAGCAGGTGCACCGGATGAGGAACGGTTCACCGAGCGGATTCTCCTGTTCCTGCGGTTGCACCGGTGCAACTTCCATCTCTCCGACTGCGTTCATGGTCTTTGCGGTGAAGCTGTTTACTTCTCCGGACACTTCCTGTGGTGATGTCATCCACATGGTGAAAAGGAAAACTGCTACCGCTATTGCCATTAATGTGATTACTCTTACTCTGTAGCGCATTTTTTTCTCCTTATCTCCTCACTCATTTCCTGCACTGCTCCAATTGCTTCCCGCAATGCCGACTCCATCAAGTGGTCATCACTGACATCCTGCTTTTTAATCTCTGCTACTGGCATTCCGGATATAATCATGTACCAGACGCATTCATCCCGATACTGGCTTATCAGTTCATTGATTCTGTCCGTAATTTCCTTTTTCTTCTTTTCTCTCCACTTCTTAAAAAACATATCTTTTTCTTTTCCTTTCTCTTTCTCGCTTCTGGAAGCCCGATCCAAATATGAATGTCTCCATCGATACTATCTCTCCGGTCTTTCTTCGGTGCCTGCTGCAGTACCAGTACATTCCAGTGGAATCTCTGTAGTAATCCGTGATTCTTCCAGCTTTTTCCGTAGAACCTATGTACTCTATCCGGCGATTCTCCGCTTCCCATCCTTCCATGTTCTCAATACTGTATGCCAGTCTATATGCTTTCTTCAGTTCTTCTTTGTCTATTTCAAAGAAGTCTTTCATCTCTTACCACCCAGCATTTTCATATTCTTTTTATAGGCATCCAGTGCATCCCGGTAAATATAATATGTTGTCCTCTTACAGCCTTCTCTTAATACTGCATATCCGATTGGAAGTCTTTCTTTTCTCATCAGATATTTCACTGTCTCATGGTCCATGTTCAGCTCTTCCGCTGCCTGTTTTACAGTTACACGTTCCAGCTTTTCATGTTCTTTTTTTTCACTTTCCATTTTGTCCTCCTATCGTCTCCGGCGCCTGTTTCTGAATTTTTCATATTCTCGTACATCAATCATCCATTTACCGCCGCCGGATGTTTTCCATGCAAATTTCTGCCCCGGAACATGAACATCATTTTTCATATCCCTTACAGAAAATCCCATGGCTCCAAGCTCTGCAATGCTCATCACTGGTTTCTGATACTCCATATTTTTCTCCTTATGCTACTGGCAATTCTTCTTTTGACTCCTCCCGTCTCTTCTCCGCTGTCTGCTCTACTTTTCCTAATATGTAGCCCTTGTCGAAGTCTGATAATTCCGGTAAGACTTTCACCAAGCGCTCCATTACGTTTTTTTCTTTTTCACTCATGTTTTTCACTTCCTCTCTGTTATTGTTGATTGTAAAACTATTATATGTCGGTATCAAACTTTTGTCAACTCTTTTTTGTTGATTTTTTCAACATCTTATGATAGTATAGCGTCAAGGAGGTGATATTATGAATGAGCGTATTAAGAAGATACGGAAAGAGGTTGGATTGACCCAGCAGGAATTTGCTGAGGCAATTAAAGTTAAACGTAATACCGTTGCCACATATGAAATGGGTCGCAGTATCCCAAGTGACGCCGCAATTTCTCTAATTTGCCGTGAATTTGACGTTAATGAAGAATGGCTCAGAACTGGTGAAGGTGAAATGTTCATTGAAAAGACAAAGGATGAGCAGATTGCAGAAATGCTTGCGGACATCCAGCTTTCCGGTGAAGATTCGTTTAAGCACCGATTGGCTTCGGCATTGGCAGCTTTTACAGAAGATGACTGGAATGACCTGGAACGATTGCTTAATAAATTGTCCAGTAAATAATAAAAAAAACAAGGGTAATGCGCAGGCCCTTGGTTCTTTTATTATCTTTATACTTGTTGAAAAAGCCGGGGCAAATGCCCCGGCTTTTTCAACCAATCATTTTTTTCACATATATATAAACCGCTCTAAGCATATGAAGACTATTGCAGTTCATAATCATTTTTGTTATCTCTTTTTTCATTTGTTCCAGCTTCATAACTCAGCCCCCTTTCTGCTATGAGTTTACCACTACTTCTCCCCACAGAAAAGTGTTTCGCTTAAGAATTCCGAATATCCGGAGAAATTCTAAACATTTGGCTTATTTCTTCTATCTTTCGCACAATTCTATTCTGTATACAAATCTCTGATTCTTACCCCCATTGCTTTTGCTATTTTTTCTAAAGCTCTCAGTGTTGGTGATGTTCTTCCGCTCTCATAGTCATACAGGGTGCTTTCTCCTATCCCCGTCAGTTCTGCCAACTCTGGCATTGTGATATGTTTCTCCCTTCTGATTTGCCAGATTAGTATTTCCATGTAAATATTCTATCATTGTGCCTGCTGCACATCCACTGGTAATGTATTCCATTTCATTTTATCTTGACCTTTCTTATTTTATTTTCTATAATTTCCTTAATATTATTTTTATACGAGGTATTGGGTTATGAAAAAAAGAGTCTTTCTTTTTACATTTTTAGTTTTTATTTCTATCTTTTCACTAAATGCTTTTGCTCATCCAGGAAGGACAGATTCTTCTGGAGGTCACTACAACCGCTCTACCGGCGAGTATCATTATCATCATGGCTACCCTGCGCACCAGCACCCTGATGGTGTTTGTCCTTACGATGATTCTGAATCAGATAGTAATGATGAATCAGTGGCTGTCGCTACATCTGATTCCTATTTTCGTTATTGGCTTTTTGGAGGTCTTTTCTATATATTTCTTTTTGTGGCAATATATATTTACAATAAAATACACCCCCTCAATGAAGGAGATTCTTATTTTTCAAAATTTGTGTGGGTTATTTTTCTTATTGCCTATGTTGTTTTAATTGTATCCTTGTTTTTTTCGGTTGATTTGCAATTATTTATTGAAGCACTCGTTCGCATTGACATCTGTGCATTATTCCTTTTGCTCATTCTTCCACTATTGAAATTAATTCCTTTTTTTGATAATGAAACCTTTGTGAATCTTGTAGAAAAACTTTTCTTCATATTCCTAATTATGTTCTTTGTTTTACTATTGCCGTTTCTTTGTGTGATGTTTATCAATAGATAACTTTTTTCAATTTTGGAGGTGTTAATCATGAAATTACCTAATGGCTATGGCGGAATTGTTAAGCTCTCTGGCAAGCGGCGTAAACCCTATGCCGTTCGTGTCTCTTATCTTGAAGAACAACCAGATGGAACTATAAAGCGCAAAAGAAAATATCTGGAATTTTTCACTAAACGAGACAGTGCACTTGCTTATCTCGCAGAATATAACAATGGTTCTGTTGTTTCTGAGCATCAAAAATATACTGATGTTCCAACCTTTGCAGAAATGTATGAGAAATGGAAAAAATATCGTTGCTCATTAAAAAATAAGCCAGGAGCTGCTACCTGGAAAAATTATGATATTGCTTTTTCAATGTACGCTCCAGTTCATTCCAAAAAAATTATATCTATTCGGGCGCAAGACCTCCAGGACTGCATTACTGCTCACAACAGTAAATCCCGCTCTACAATAGGAAATATGCGTGCTATCGTTCGTGGTATGTGGAACTATGCAATTGCCAATGAATACACGGAAAACGATATTACGCAACGGCTCGTCTTTGAATACACGGATTCAGACACTCCCGTCCATACAAGATTCACGGATGCTGAGATTGCTCTTCTTTGGAATTCCTTGTGGTCCATCAACAATGTCGATATTATTTTAATTTATATTTATACCGGGCTCCGCCCAGCAGAATTGTTGGAAATTAAGTCTGAAGATGTTCACCTTAATGAGCGGTATATGATTGGTGGTATGAAAACAGCAGCTGGTCGCAATCGTATTATACCTATACACGAAGCAATTGTTCCTTTGGTAGAATATCGTCTCAAACAGCAGCGTCCATACCTTATCACAAATAAATACGGCAATATGTATACTCGTGCAGTTTATACAGCAAGTAACTGGATCACTGTCATGAAAAAACTCAATCTTAATCATGCTCCGCACGATTGTCGATATACATTCGCTTCTTTGGCAGATAATGTCTGTATGAATGAAACGTCAAAAAAAATAATAATGGGACATGCCGTTTCTAATAAATCCGGAACTGCTTTTAAGACTGGCGGCTCCGGCGATGTAACTCAAAGCGTATATACCGAAAAAACAATCCCTGAGTTAGTAAACGAGGTCAATAAATTACCAATTTCTTTTGTGTAA